ATAATGGCAAAACTATGTGCTAGAGGAAAAGCGGCAGCGAAGCGTAAATTTAAGGTTTACCCGTCTGCCTATGCCTAACATGTATGGCTCAGCTGTATGTTCAGGTAAAATAAAACCAGGCGGAAAAAAGAAAACTAAAAAGAGAAAATAATGGGATTACGTAAGTGGGTAGCAGAAAAATGGGTTGACATCGGCGCTCCTAAAAAGGATGGCAAGTATCAACCATGCGGAAGATCAAAAGGATCTAAAAGAAAATACCCAAAATGTGTACCTCTTGCAAAAGCAAGATCAATGTCTGATTCTCAAAAACGTTCTGCAGTTAAAAGAAAAAGAGCTGCTGGAAACCCTGGCGGTAAACCAACTAATGTTGCAACGTTTACAAAAAGAACTAAAAAAGCAAGAGGTGGTTTAACTAATACTCCTTACAATGGAAGTTATATTTCTGGTGATTTAGGTGGAGTACATGTTTCAAATCCATCTTACAGAAAATATTATAAAGGTATGTTGTAATGGTAAAAGGATTAAAAAAAGTAACTAAAGCTTTAAAAAAAGCATCAAAGACACATGCTAGACAAGCTAAGATAGTAGACAAACATATTAAGAAAATGAAAAGTTATGGAAAGAAAAAGAGATAATCCCATAAGAAAAACCACTGGTAAAGGTGGTAATTATAGACCAACAAAATCTGGAGCTGGAATGACAGCAAAAGGTGTAAGAGCTTACAGGGCAGCAAACCCTGGAAGTAAACTAAAAACAGCCGTGACAGGAAAAGTGAAGCCTGGATCAAAAGCTGCTAAACGCAGAAAATCATACTGCGCTAGATCACTCGGACAATTAAAACGTTCATCAGCTAAAACAAGAAATGATCCAAATTCTCGTATCCGTCAGGCACGAAGAAGATGGAAATGCTAGATAGATTAATTTACAAATTTTGTGGTTTTATAGATGATACTCTCTCTTTTGTAGAGACGTATTCTGTTAAGTTAACATCATGGTTATGGATGCAAAGAATAAAATTATTAAGAAAGAGAAGGAAAAAATAATATGGAATTTGAAAAGTTTATAACAAGACTTAGAAAAGTAATAAGAGATTCTTATCACACTATAGGTGAATCTATGGTCGCTGGTGGAGTAAAAGACATGGAAAATTATAAGTACATGCTAGGGCAAGCACATGCTCTAAAATTAATAGATCAGGAAATATCAAACCTGCTAAATCCAGAGGAGGATAAAAAAAATGATACTGAAAGACCAGAAAACGTCGTCCAATTCAGAGGAAATACCGAAGATTAAATTAGGACTACAAGAAAAATATAAAGAACAAGAAGCTGAAGTTAAATCACCTAAAAGAGTTGATGAAACAAATGTTGATTCTGTTCTTGGAGAACTACCAGTACCAACTGGTTGGAGACTTTTAGTTTTACCTTTTACACCAAAAGAAAAAACTAAAGGTGGAATATTAATAGCACAAGAATCTTTAGACAGATTAAGAATCGCAGTTAACTGCGGTTATGTTTTAAAGATAGGACCAGAAGCTTATAAAGATAAAGATAAGTTTCCATCAGGTCCTTGGTGTAAAGAAAAAGATTGGGTGATCTTTGCAAGATATGCTGGATCACGATTACCAATAGATGGCGGAGAAGTCCGTATCTTAAATGATGATGAAGTTTTAGGAACTATTAAAGATCCTGAATCTGTATTACATCATATTTAAAAACATAGAGGAGAAAAACTATGCAAGAAGAAACAAATAAAGATATACCGATGGTTGATATTGATACTTCAGGCCCAAGTGCAGAAGTTGAAGTAGAAGATAAACAACCAGAAGTAATTGAAGAAAAGTCTGACGCTACAGATAAAACTTATGAAAACGAGCGTGAGACTAAACTAGAAGAAGCTAGTTCCGAGCCGCAAGAGGCAAGTAAGGAGGAGCCAGCAACTGAGAAAGATGCGAAAGATAAAGAATTAGAAAACTATAGTAAAGATGTTCAAAGAAGAATAGCTAAACTTACTGGTAAATGGAGAGAAGCGCAAAGGCAAAGAGACGAGGCTTTAGCTTTTGCAAAAGCTCAAAAGGATCAAAGAGAAGCTTTAGCTAAAAAATATTCTTCTGTTGAAGAAGCTGGTGTTAAAGATAGAGAACAGATGATTAAATCTGGTCTATCAGCAGCACAAGCTAAACTTGCAGCTGCCAGAGAAATGGGTGATTTAGATGCTGAGGTTCAAGCAAATAAAGAAATTGCTAGACTTGGTTTTGAAGAAGCTAGACTTGCAGAGGCTAAAGTTGCTTTTGAACAAAGAGCAAAACAGCCAAAACAAGAACAGCAAATACCTAACTTTCAAAGACAGCAACAAGAAGTAGCTCCTGATCCTAAAGCTGAAGCATGGGGAGCAAATAACCCATGGTTTGGAAAGGATACAGCTATGACCTACACTGCTTTTGATTTACATAAAAAGCTTGTAGACGAAGAGGGTTTTGACCCTAGTTCGGATGAGTATTATGGTGAACTTGATAAGAGAATAAGACTTGAATTCCCTCATAAATTTGCTAATAATACTACTAAGGCTACAAATGTTGAGCAATCAACAACGACCAAGCCGGTACAACAAGTAGCGTCGGCAACGCGAAGTACAAAAACTGGTCGCAAAACTGTGAGTCTCACCCCTTCTCAAGTTGCAATTGCCAAAAAATTAGGAGTGTCATTGGAAGATTATGCAAAACAATTAAAAATCATGAAGGAGGTTTAAGCATATGGAAAACGATAAACTAAACAAGACCCCTCGTGCGAGCCAAAGTAGAGATTCTCAAAAGAGACCTCAAACATGGGCTCCCCCGTCATCATTAGATGCACCGCCATGTCCAGATGGATTTAGGCAGAGATGGATTAGAACTGAGATTATGGGACAAGACGATACAAAAAATATGTCTGCTAAACTCAGAGAAGGATGGGATCCGGTTAGAGCCGATCAATATCCTGATCATCCATACGCACAAATCGCAGAAGGAAAATTTGCGGGATGTATTGGTGTAGGCGGCCTAGTGCTGGCTAGGATACCGGAAGAGGTTGCAGCTCAAAGAGATGCTTATTATAAAAAACAAACATCTGATAGAGACGAAGCAGTAAACAACGATCTTATGAAGGAACAGCACCCAAGTATGCCGATCAATAGTGAGAGGCAGAGTCGCGTAACTTTTGGTGGTACTAAAAAATAATTTTTTAGCAATACCAACTACCGCGGTAATTAATATAAACTAAACTAAATGTTCTTAAGGAGGACACAACTATGGCAAACCAAGACGCAGCTTTCGGATTGAAAGCAATTGGAAAAGTTGGTCAGAATAGAGACAACCAAGGTTTAAGTGAATATGATATCGCAGCTTCGGCTACAGCTATTTATCAATGGGATCCAGTTGAAATGTTAGCAACTGGTACAATTGGTGTAGCGGCAGCAGGAGACGTACTATTAGGTTCGCTTAATGGTGTTTTCTATACTGATGCTTCAACTTCAAAGCCTACTTACGCTAATCATTTAGAAGCAGCTAACACTGCAACAGACATTGTTGGCTTCGTATCTGATGACCCGTATGAAAGGTTTGAAATACAATCAAACAACGCAGGAGCTTCGGCTCAAACTGACGTTGGTAACTGTGCTGACATTGAATACACAGCAGGTGCTACACCTAACTATGTATCAAAGGTTGAGCTTGATGACGCTTCATTAAGCACAAACTCTGCTCAGTTAAAAATAATCGGTGTTTCAAAAGACCCTGATAATAACGACCTAACATCTGCGAATGTTAACTGGGTTGTTAATATCAACGAGCACTTCTTGAAACAAACTGCCGGAATCTAATAGAGGAGTAATAAACTATGGCGATAAGTAGAGGACAACTAGTCAAAGAACTAGAACCAGGTTTGAACGCTCTGTTCGGTCTGGAATATAAAAGGTATGAGAATCAACATGCTGAAATTTTCGATACAGAAACTTCAGACAGAGCTTTCGAAGAGGAAGTAATGTTATCAGGTTTCGCGAATGCACAAGTTAAACCAGAAGGATCTGGCGTAACTTTTGATAACGCACAAGAAACTTTCACTGCTAGATACTCACACGAAACTGTAGCTCTTGCTTTCTCAATTACTGAAGAAGCAATTGAAGATAACTTGTATGACAGATTAGCGTCTAGATATACAAGAGCTTTAGCAAGATCTATGGCAAACACTAAGCAAGTAAAAGCAGCAAATGTATTAAACAATGCATTTGACAACAACTTTGCTGGCGGTGACGGTGTTGCATTATTATCTGATGCTCACCCTATCATTGCAGGCACTTTCAGAAATGAATTAGCTGTTTCTGCCGACCTTAACGAAGCTTCATTAGAGCAATCGTTAATCGACATTAACGCGTTCGTAGATGAAAGAGGTCTTAAAATAGCAGCAAGAGGAATGAAATTAATCATCCCAAGTGAATTACAATTCACAGCAGATAGATTAATGAAATCTTCTCAAAGAGTTGGTACTGCGGACAATGATATTAACGCAATCAATAACATGGGAATGATCCCACAAGGTTACGTTGTGAACAACTTCTTAACTGACCCTGATGCGTTCTTCATCAAAACAGACGTGCCTAACGGTATGAAAATGTTCGTAAGATCACCAATCAAAACTGCTATGGAAGGTGACTTTGATACTGGAAACGTAAGATACAAAGCTAGAGAGAGATATTCATTTGGATTCTCTGACCCTAGAGGTATGTTCGGATCTCCAGGTGCTTAATACTTGTAATTAAGTATTTTTTTGAAAGGCCCCTTGATTGGGGCCTTTCTTTTTGGTAGAAAGAAAAACATGCAAAGAAAGAAATTTAAAATACAAATAAAGGCCTTTGGACACGTAACTTCTTTTGATATAGAAGCTGAAGATTCTACTGAATCGGTTGAAAAAGCTATCCTTGACAAAATAGGAGAAAAAGCTATTGTATGGGAAGTTAACGATTTTTTAGATAATCGTAAATGCTATCTAACCTACGAGGAGGTTTAATATGGCACAGGACAACTTGGTGTTGTTCGCTAAAAAGATACAACTCGAATCTGAATGGAATGAGAAGTATCTAAAAAATGGCGGAGTAATTACACCTGAAATGTCAGTCTTAGGAGATCAGATTAAAAATACAATCAGAGAAATCCTAAGAAAACAAGAAAGTCCTAAGAATCCAAAAGATGGTGAAGTTCATCTTTACGCTGGATAATTAGGTCTTAACATCGTTGTTTAAAAGCTATTATTTTTGTAGGGATCGCTTGCACTCTTTCAAAATCTGGTATATAAATTAATCACTATACAATTAATTAGAACATAGACGCGTATAGTCGACGGCCTAGAGACTATGTTCGGAAACTAGGAGGATATAATTATGGCAAATACTACTTTTTCAGGACCAGTAACATCATCAAATGGTTTTATTAGTGGTCCAAACGTAAACGCAGGAGACACTCCATACACTGTAGTTGACACAAGTAATATCACTGATGGTACTAATACTTTAGATGCAGCTGATAACGAAGGTGTATTAGTTTATGTACAAGACGGTGCTGCGGGCGCTGCTGTGTATGCTTTTTCAGATGGAACAAACTGGAAAAGAGTTGATACATTAGCAAATATTGACAATGGAACATAATAATTTTGTGGCTCCTTCGGGAGCCACGTTTTAAGGAGATTAAAATATGGCAAATGATACAAAAGCATTTGAAATTACAACTACGGGTACTTTCTTTAATGGAAGAACAAGACTAAGAGCTGTTATTCTAACAAGCACAGTTAATACTTCAGGTCTAATAGGATCAATAAGATTAACATCACCTAATGATGTAAATACAACTTTATTTAAAACAACCGTTAATGCAGGTCAAAATTTTACTTTAGACTTAAATGAATATCCTATTTTATTTAAAGATGGGTTATCTGTACAAACTCTTTCAAACTGTAAAGCAACTTTAATTTGCGATAGTTTAAATGAAGAAGTAGTAACTCCTTTATGGAGTCCAGGTGATTTTGCTCAAACATTTGGATGGTGGGATGCATCAGATACTGCATCATTTGCAATAGATGGTAGTAACAATGTATTAACTTGGGACAACAAACAAAATACATCATTATGGCAAATGGCAGCAGATGGTTCAGCTGCAACTCCTGTTTCGGGTGCAACAACTGTTAATGATTTAAACGTATTTGATTTTACAAACCCACAAAGATTGGCTATAGCTAGACAACAAGCGCCATGGACTAAAGACGGTGACCTAACTGTAATTTCTTTCAATGTTATTGGAACTGTAGACCAAGACGGAGACTCTATAATTTCAGTTGCAGATAATAGTAGCGCCTTTTGGCAAGTAGAAGCTGATAATGGAGCTGGAGCTGCTTTTGATGGTAAGTTTGAACAAACAGGTTTAGGTTCAGCTGATTACACATTTAGTGGAGGTCCTTTTTCAGGCAATACTATTATGGCTCAAGACCTAGATTTTGGTACAAGTACTATTAGAACAAGAATGAATGGTACCCAAGTTGGAACTACTGGTAACTATACAACTCAACTAGGTAATAGTAATAGCTTTAAAATTATGTCTAACAATGGAGGTAATAGACAATTAGCAGGATCTTTTGGTGAATTAATCGTAGCTCATTTTGCTAATGGTTATCAAGATAGTCAAGATTATATTTTAAAAGCAGAAGGATATTTAGCTTATAAATGGGGTGCACAGTCTGTATTACCAGCTGATCATCCATACAAAGTTAATCCACCTCGAGAAGAGTAGGAGGTTAGATGGCACTAAACCCAATAGCCACAACCAACATTTTTGAAAATCAATTTACGATTGATGAGGTATTTGAAGAAGCTTATGAAAGATTGGGCATGCAGCTCAATTCTGGTTACGATATAAAATCTGCCAGAAGATCTTTAAATATCATGTTTCAAGAATGGGCTAACCGTGGTCTTCATTATTGGGAAGTTGCTAATAATTCAATTACATTAGTAGATGGTCAAGCTACATATACAATGTTTAGATCAACAGATGATGGAACATCTGATGCTACAGCTGTATATGGAGTTGATGATATATTAGAAGCTGTTTATAGAAACTCAACAAATGTAGATTTTCCTTTAACAAAAATAAATAGATCTGCATATCAAAGCTTATCAAATAAAACTGATACAGGAACACCAACACAATATTGGGTTCAAAGATTTATAGATAAAGTTACTATAACCTTGTATCTAGTTCCTGGCTCAACAGAAGCTGGTAACAGTATTAACTATTATTATGTAAAAAGAATTAAGGATGCGGGTGATTATACAAATGCAGCTGATGTACCTTATAGATTTGTACCTTGTATGGTTGCAGGTCTTGCGTATTATCTATCAATTAAAAAAGCTCCACAAAGAACTCAAGAGTTAAAACTTCTTTATGAAGATGAGCTTCAAAGAGCATTAGAAGAAGATGGTTCTTCATCTAGTTCATTTATAACCCCTAAAACTTATTATCCAAATGTCTAATTTATCATCAGGAAAATATGCAAAGTTTATTTCTGATCGTTCAGGATTAGAGTTTCCATATTCTGAAATGGTTATAGAATGGAATGGTGCAAGAGTGCACATATCTGAGTATGAACCAAAACAGCCTCAGTTAGATCCAAAACCACATACTGCTGATCCACAAGGTTTACAAAATGCTAGACCTGCTAGAACAGAACCACAAACAGAATCTATGTTAGGTAATAACCCTTTATCATTTGAAGCTGGTTCTTCTACTGTAACAGTGACTGAAACAAATACAAAAAGAGAAGTTGGTGATACAGTTGTATTTAGAAATGTCGATGGAAGTCCTGGGGGATTGCCTTTTACAGTATTAGAAACATCTACAGGTTTTACTATTACATCAGTTACAGCTGATAATTTTGTCTTTAATTTAAATCAAACAGCTGATATAACTGAAAAATCAGGAGGAGCAACTGTGACTGCAGGTCCAGTAACATTAACACCATGACTTATACTGAATTAGTTGATCAAATTAGAAGTTATACAGAAGTAGATGCAAATGTATTAACTACAACTGTTGTAAATGGAATTATAAAAAATGCTGAATTTAGAGTATTAAGAGATGTTGATTCTGATAATAATAGAAGATATGCAACTTCTCAATTTGTAACTAATCAAAGATACTTAGATTTACCAAATGATATTTTAATTATACGTTCTGTACAAGTTTCTGATGGTGTAAATTTTGATCCAGGAACTACTCGAACTTTTATGGAAAAAAGAGACACTAGTTTTATATCAGAATACAACGGTTCTGGCACTACAGGACAACCTAAATACTATGCTAATTGGGATGAAAACACTATAGTTGTAGCTCCTACTCCAGATAGTACTTATGGAATTCAAGTAAATTATATCTTGAAAGATGGTAGTATTGTTGCTAATACTAGCGGTACATACTTAAGTAAGGAATTTCCTAATGGTCTTTTGTATGCTTGTTTGATAGAAACTTATGGATTTTTAAAAGGTCCAACAGATATGCTTCAGTTATATGAACAAAAATATAAACAAGCAACTGAAGGTTTCTTAATCGAACAAGTAGGAAGAAGACGAAGAGATGAATATCAAGATGGTGTTCCAAGGTTAGGTAAACAATAATAAGGAGATATATAAAATGGCTATAACACAGGCACTTGCAAACTCTTTTAAAAAGAGTCTTCTTGATGGAGATATGGATTTCAGATCTTCAGGTGGAGACGTTTTTAAATTAGCATTGTACACATCTTCAGCTACTCTAAACTCAACAACAACTGCTTACACAACTACAAATGAAGTTGGTGCAAGTGGTACTTATGCAGCCGGTGGTGGATCGTTAGTAAACGGTGGAACTTCTATTGCATCAGGTGTTGCAATTTTAGATTATGCGGATTTATCTTTTACTGGAGTAACTATTACAGCAAGAGGTGCATTGATTTACAATACATCATCAGCTGTAACAACTAACGCAGCAGTTGCTGTTTTAGATTTTGGTTCAGATAAATCAGTATCAGGTGGTACATTTACAATTCAATTTCCAGCATTTACAACTGCAGCAGCTATTATTAGAATCTCCTAATATTAATTTTTAAAGGAGTTTTAAATGGTTAAAGTTTTTGCCGGTGTTGATTCTTTAAGGCAATCTCAGATATTAGGTCTGAGTCGATCTGTTAATGATTACATAGAAACTACCACTACGAAATTTAGTCCTGCATCTTTTAAACCTGCAGGAGATGGAGGTGCTTCCACAGCAGGAAGTGGTGCACTACAAAGATCAGCTTCTTACTTTAATCAATCTTCACAAAGTGCTACTAGATATTTTAAAAGAGCAAATTTTTTTTCAAGCGCTGTTGGACCTCAGTATGCTTGGGACTGTTGGTTCTATTTAAACTCATCTAATTCAGGTAAATCAGGAGACTCAAATACACCCTCTATTTTTTCTTGGGCAGCTGAAAATGGTTTTACAGGAAGTACTAGATCTTTTGAAATAAGACCTACTGCAGATGATGAATTATCTTTAGTATTAAAAGAAAGTTTTTCTACAATAGAAACACTAACAACAATTAATGCATCTTCTTTTTCAGAAACAAATTTTTTAGGTGCATGGTGGTGGATAGCTTTTCAAAGAAATGGTCAAGATTTTGATATATGGATGGGAAAGTCTGGAACAGCTACAAACATATATAGTGCTACAAAATCTTATACTTATTATTCAATTAGCACAGATCAGTATAGAATAGGTGCAACAGGAACAGGTGCAGGTACTCCTCAATTTACTCCTATAGATGGTTTTATAGACGAAGTTGCAGTTAGAAAAGGGACACCTTTTTCCGGCACAGTTTCTTGTCCAACAGCAATATATACTGGTGATGAAGATGGTATGGTAGATCTTTATCATTTTGATAATACTTCAGGTAGTACAGCATTTCAAACAAACAATGCTACTTCTGTTAATTTTACAGATGGTAGTAATATAGGTGGTACTTTTGATGAATTTTTACAGACATATAATCCAAATGCTACAACAACTAATTTAAATGACCAACCAGCTTTTGGTACAATAGGTTGGGCTGGAATTAGAGTAGGTGATGTAACAACTCAATCAAGTATAGAGGTTTTTTTTTTTTTTCTATCTCTTTCACTTTCTTATAATCTTTCAACAAGTTTACCTGAACAAGATGTTGATGTAACAGGACAATCTCTTTCTACTTCTTTAGGAACTACTACAGATAAACAAGGTTTTGATGTTTTCAGTTCTTTAGCACAAGTTAATTTAGGTAATGTTAACGTCGCGATTGGAATAAATCCAATTCAAGTTACAGGTCAAAGTTTAACAACATCTTTAGGAACTGCAGCAGGAGGATTAGGTCTTTTTGTACCAGTAACAGGTCAAAGTTTAACTACAAATGTAGGGAATTTATTTTTACCAACTACATGGTCTGCGGTTTCAACAGGAAGTACATCAACATGGACACCGGTAGATACTGGAAAACCAGCATCAGGACCTTAATTGACAAATTAACAAATAGGGAGTAAACTTAGAATACTATGGCATCAACATATTCAGCAGATTTAAAATTCGAGCTTCAAGCAACTGGAGAAAATGCAGGTACTTGGGGTACAAAAACAAATAATAATTTAGAACTTGTTCAACAAGCTGTAGCTGGTTATCAAGAAATAAATGTTGCATCTTCAGATGTACCATTGAATATGACTAACGGCGCTATTTCTAATGCTAGAAATATGGTGCTTAAATTTACTGGAACACTAGCAGCTAATAGAACAGTTACATTAGAGGATTCAATTGAAAAATTTTATCTTGTAGTTGATGGAACTACACATAATGGAAATAGTTTAACTTTTAAAACTGTATCAGGTACAGGTTTTAATTTAGAGGAAGGTAAGAGTTTTTTCTGTTATTCAGATGGAACAAATATAAATCCAGTTGCAGGTTCGCAAATTGGTGGGTTAACATTAGATCAAGTATTAGATAATGGTAATAGTTCAGATAATACTATCAATGTATCTAACATTACAGTTACTGCTTCAACAACAGTAAATACTATTTCAGCAAGTTCAACTATTACTGCAGCAGGAGATATATCTTCTACAGGTGGTGATGTAGATGATCAAAAGGGAGAAATTAGAACAGTTCCTCTTAATTCAAAAACAACAGACTATACTTTAATTGCATCAGATCATGGTAAAATAATTTCTATTTCATCTGGAGACATAACTGTTCCACCAAGTGTATTTAGTGCTGGTCAAACAGTTTCAATTTATGCTGATGGTGCAACTATTGATATTAATAGGGGATCTGGTGTTACTATGTATTGGTCAGCAACAGGAGATAATGGAAATAGAGATTTATCTTCAAGAGGAATCGCAACTATTGTTTGCGTAGCATCTGATACATTTGTAATTACTGGTGGTACCTTATCGTAAGAGGTACGCATGACTGCATATTCACTTTTATTAGGATCTGCTGCTGGTAGCAATCCTGCTACATCATATACTTTTCAATCTGGTAATAATACTTTTATAGAAGTAGCTATTCCAAGTGGATACAATGCTATACATGTTCAATACGCTGCTGGTGGAGGCGGTGGTGCTACAGGTGGTATCGATTATGATAAAGCAGGCGGAGAATCATCTGGAGTATCTGGAGGTGGAGGAGGATATGCATCTGATCTAATACTTAAATTACCTGCAACTGCTACTCTTATAAGATATTATGTTCCAACTGGTGGAACTGCTGGAAATCAAACTGCTAATTTTAAACATCCAAGAACATCAGGAAATGGAGGTGGTTTTTCTTTAAGTGCTCAAGCTGTTAGTGGTCCAGGAGCTGCATTAAAAAGTTTAAATTGTTTTGGAGGACAAGGTGGAAGTCTAACTGGAGGAGGTGTACAAGGGCCTTTAGCAACAGGAAATACTGGAAATGGTGGAAGTGCTACTTTTGATTTTGACCGTTATAATGCTGGACAGGGATCTTTTTTAAATAGTTCACGTCAGTTGATTGCTATCGGTAATGTTTCAGAACTTCAAGGAGGACCCGTTGGAACTTTTAATAGATTTGGTTCAGGAAGTGCTGGTGCTTGGAATGGAAACTGTTCTGGTGATAACTGTAGAATAGGTGGTGCTTCAGGTGGAAGTACTTATGGTGGAGCTATTGCAGGAGGAACAGGTGGTTCTTCAGCAGGAGCAGGAACTGCAGGTGCAAATGGTACAAGAGGATCAGGAGCGGGAGCAGGCGCTGCACAAGTAAATTCAGGCTCTACTAATGGCGGAGTTGGTGGTGATGGAGAATTTAGATATAGATTTTTAGATGTATTTTAATATAATTTAACAATGGCTTTACAAACAGTAAAAATAGTACCAGGAATAAATAAATCAGCTACTCCTTCAGGGGCAGAAGGACAATGGATAGATGCTGATTATATTAGATTTAGATATGGTCAACCTGAAAAAATAGGTGGTTGGCAAGCTACAGCTTCTAAAACATTTGCAGGGCCTGCAAGAGCTATGCATACTTGGTCAGCTTTAGATGGTAGAAATTACATGGCCATCGGAACTTCAAAACTTTTACTTATTTATTATGAAGGTGGTTTTTATGATATAACTCCATTAGGAACCGCTGTAACAGGAGCTACCTTTTCTTCAACAAATGGATCATCAACTGTAACTGTTAATGCAACAGGACATGGATTAGTTGTTGGAGATTATTTTACATTTAGTTCAGTTACCGTTCCAGGAGCAACTACAACACTTAATGGCGCTATAACAGACAGCGATACGACTATTACACTTACAGATGCTTCTTCATTTTCTACTTCAGGATCTGTTAGAATTGAAGATGAAATT